CCTTTTCCACCTGATAGATGCGAACCACACAGGTATTAATATTTATTCACCGTCACTTTCATCATCATCATCATCATCATAATTAGTTTCAAAGCGAACAGCCAATATTTCGTCTGGTATAAGATTACCATTCTCATCAAACATTTCTGGATGAGTATAAAATTGTCTAACTTGATTTTCATACAAGTGAGACTTTGTTATCCAACCTATTACTCCACCTACAAGTAAAAATAAAAAGGTTACTAAACAAAAAACAGTTAATACTGCGGGTTCCATATTTATTCTCCGAGAGATCTTTTTTTTATATAAACCGAAAACTCAAATTTGAAATGAATCTCTTTTTGAAATATAGAGATCATTTTACCAAATTTTAATAAAAAAGTATTTGGCTTTTTGGGTTTTGATTTCTCCCCCAATATTAACTCTACACCTCTATTTATTGGTAAATCAAATGATTTTGTTTTCCGTGAGGTATCTAACTGTGTCACTACAACCTCCTAACTTAATTTCATCCGCTATAACTTGAGGAAAAGTAGATCCTTCTCCAAATTCACTATAAAATTGCTCTCTCGTAAAGTCAGACCCAAGAGAATAAACTTTAATTGGAAAACCTTTAGTTCCCGAAATATGATTAAGTATTGAAACTACTTTATCGCAATATGGACAACCTTGTTTTGAATAAACAGTAAAATTCATAATTTTTTAATAATAGTTAAAACTACTTATATAATTAAAAGAAATTATATTCCTCTTTTAATTATAGTCATAGTAGGTTTCTTTGATTTTAATGCATTTATCATAAAATCACAAGCTTTATCTGGATTAGTATGATCACCACAAGTAAAAATATCTACTGCTGTATATCCTTTATGGTGTTTTCTTTTCCCGTATAATACTTTTACTAAATGACTTACGCATAAATTATGTTCATTGCAAAAATGTGATATATTTTCAATAACATAGACTTGCCCATCGGGAGACATTACAGCACTAAAATTTCTTTTTTTAATTTTAGTTTCTGGAAGTTTCCATCCTTTATGTGACTTCAATTTTCCAGAAATTACAGAACACAAATGCCCTTGAGATAAATCATTCTCTCTACAAAATTTACTAATATTTTTATCACTACAAATCTTTCCAGTTGGACTCATTATTGTAAATTCTTTCCAAGAATTAGGATTGTAATATTTTTCACCACCCAAAGTTGAATTATATCCACACATAAAAGTTGAGAAGTGGTCTATCCAATATTTTTCTCTCTCATCCATTTTTTCTATATTAACTTCTTCAATTATTCCCCAAATAAAATTATTGATGCCATATTTTTTTATTGCAGAATAAAATTTATTTCTTTTTTTGGACCTCATTGATGCATTTTTATGCTTATTTTTTCTAATATTTAAAGTATTAATTGTTTGTCCAATGTATTTTTTGTCATTAACAATACAATGAGCGCAATAAATTATTCCCATAGACATTTTATTCATTGAGTTCGGCATTTGTATTTATATTAAAAATGGAGGAGATTTATTTTTCTCCTCCAAAATGCCTTAGGTTTTGCCGAACTCTAAAGGCGTTAATATTTATCTATCAACATATTTAAGATCATATGAGTTTGGATTTAATTTTTGAATAATTATATCAACACCAACCTTTGGATTGCAATTTCCACAAGTAAAAATATCAACATAACAGTTACCTAATTCTGGATAAGTATGGATACTAATATGACTTTCCGACAATAAACAAAGTGCTGTGACTCCTTGAGGATCAAACTTTTTATAAATTGTTTGAACTACCGTTGCACCACTATCTACAGCCGCACTTTCAAGTAATTGTATGAGATAATGACAATCATCTAAAAGTATAAAAGAACAACCGTAAAGATTCAATAAGTAATGCTTGCCCAATTCCTAATACCAACAAAATACTTAATTTATTTATTTTGTTTTAATATGCAATATTTTTTCTTGGGCGATAAGAATAAAGATCTGCTGGTGCTTCTGGTTTCATCCATTCTTGTATTTTATCAAATCTCTCTTCACTATAAAAATCTTGCTGAACATACCATAGTTTCCAGTGATCGTGCCCCTTGGATTGATTACAAGAATGACAGCAGGCGATCACATTCGTCTTAATGTCCAGACCACCCTTACACTGAGGAGTAATGTGATCCAGCGTGATATTGTCTTCCGACTCACAATAGGCACACTTGTGTTCCCATTGTTCTTTTATATTCCTCCTCCACATTCGTTTTGCTTCTGCTTTACTCGTCGTTTCAAGATTAAACAAGTAGTCCTTAAACGAGTGTAGAGGAACCATAAGTATTTGCAACTTATGATTATTTATTCTTGGTTTTGATAACTTTTGTTAACTCTTTGAGTGTGATGTAAATGTAATGAAACTCTTCATAGAGAGTTATGTCCTGATCTCTTTCAAAAAAGTTAAGTATTTTCATACAATAAAAGGTTCTTGTTGTCCTTCTGGCAATTTGATTTGAGGCAATGATCCAGGTCCATTACCAGTTGCGATTGGAATTTCCGAAGAACTACCAGCACCACCTTGTACTATCTCATTCGTAGGAAGAGACTTTGGCATTACTACATCAATCACCTGACCCATTAGAAACTTATTCCTCATATAGGTACGATTACCAGGATCAAATGCTACCATTGCCTGAGCATCGTGTTCTTCACCACAATCTAAAATTTTCCTACCAGTCCTAGTTTCAATGACGGAAAAATAATCTTCGGTATTATACTTGTTCATTATTAGGTTGCGAAGGAATTACAGGACTACGAGTTTCATTCTTAATGACGATAAAGGCATCTTTCTGATAGGTTACACTACCATAAGGTTTAGACCACTTTGGATTTGATGTTGAGACTGTCTTGGTTCCAGTGGCAGCAACGCCACCGACTTGTACTACAATCTCATCCTTTGGTTTCCATCCAAGTTCTGCAATGAGTTCGTTAATCCTTTCTATCATTTTGCTTTTGAGTTCTTTCAGTATTATAGCACATTCAATATAAAATTCCAACGATTAAACACCACCATGTGCAAATATCCAAACACCACCAATAGCATTTGTAGTTGAGAATAGTTCTATCATCATACTTGCTTGAGCAGCACCACCACCACCAAGTTGAAAAATATTACTACCATTACTACACTGACTTCCAGTGACTCCAGTAAATGTAAATTTATCCTGTTGCTGTTGAGGAGTAATAAAAATTCTAATTCCCCTATGTGCCGTAAAATTAGTTAGTGTAACTGTTCTATCGTTATTAGCACTCGGTTGCCAGAATATTACATCTGGTCCAGTGAAATCTACTGTAAGTGTGCTTGCCTGTGTAGTAGAAGTAGAGATGAAATAAGATGGTATTGCATTAACTGTAACTTGCCCTGTTGGGTTGGAAATAGTAACACCAGTACCAGCAACAATAGAAGTTACAATACCAGTTAGATTTGTTCCAGAACCACTATAAGAAGTCGCAGTAACTACACCAGAGAATGTTCCACCATCAGTACATACAAGTTTTGTCGTAGTTACAACTCCAACACTGATTCCAAGTGACGAAGTATTTCCATAACCTAATACAGAATTTAGGTTTTGTGTTCCAGTAATTGTGACAATACCAATTCCATTCGCAGGTGCGATTGAAACTCCACCTCCAGCAACAATTTGATTAACGATATTTGGTTTGTTTACAATAGATGTAACACCAACAGTTGCAGTCCAATCAGAGTTTTGTTGACCAACTGCATTAATCGTAACTCGTCCTGTTGAACCTGATACCGTAATCCCACCAGTACCAGCAACGATAGAAGTTACAATACCAGTTAGATTTACACCATTACCAGTATAAGAAGTTGCAGAAACAATTCCAACATTTATTCCTAGTCCTGATACATTTCCGTAACCTAATACTGAATTTAAGTCCTGTGTTCCAGTTGCATCAATTGTAACTGTTCCAATTCCAGTAGAAGGAGAAAGTACAACTCCTGTTCCTGCAACAAGTTTATTAACAAAATCGGGTCTATTTACAATTGCAGTAACACCAGTCGTCGCAGTCCAATCAGAATTCAGTTGAGTTCTTGGACCAGGAATTTGATCGTAATGAGTTCCATTATGAATTATCAAATCACCATCTTGAAGGTATAAATCACCATTTCCAAAATTAGTTGTACCAACTCCAACTACTGTATATTGCCAACCTGTCTGTGCAGATGCACCTGCTCCAATTCCATTAGTTACTGGTGGAGTATTAGTCTCAACATTATATGCTCCTTTGTAGAGAACAGCACCAGTAACAGTTGGAGGTGTCTCCCAAGACATTACATAAGTACCAGCAACATTAGTAACCTTAAGAAACTTATCTGCAGTTCCTGAGGTTTGAGGTGGGAAATATGTTAATCTTGAGTTATCATAGAAAGTAATACCACTATTAATAGTACTACCCGCACCAACAAATGACAAACCAGTACTATCAATAGTTGCTGATAATGTTCTTGAAGTTGTTGCAAGAGGTGCAGTATAAAATCTATATTCTGTACCTTGTTTAGTATTTGTGAAATTCTCTTTTGCCCAAACTTCTATAGCAGTTGCCGCAGGTCCAGTTGGAAATGCAGTAGTACCAAAACCAACTGTACTATAACGACTTAAGATATCTCCAAGAACTATTGAACTTGGGGATGCAGCAGTTCCACGAGCAGCACGACTGATATAAGCAGGAAAAGATGCCGTACCAAATGCATCATTCGTAATACGACTTACTGCACCATCATTACCAGTAATATGCAACATTCCACCAGAGTTTATAACTGGTTGATATGCTCCACCTGCTGAACCGATAATACTAACTGCACCAATATCATTTTGTGGAATAGTTGGGGGATAATATTGAGTGCGTCCTGTGCGGTCTGTATAAAATGCGGTTCTATTAGTAGCATCTTGAATTTTTACTGAACGATTGAATACAACATCAGCAGTTGCACCAAGAGAACCGATATAAACATCACGAGTATTATCTTTAATCCTTATATCATTATCTCGTAATATCCATTCACCAACTTCTAAACCAGCACCACCCTGAATATAGAAATTACCATCCTTTGCTCCTAATGCTTGGTCGTTTCCTAATATTTCGTCCTGTACATAAATCGTTCCAGTTCCAAACCAGATTTCTTTAAATCTTCTTGCAGGAGAACCTAACGACCAGACATTCGTTACATATGGAAGAATGTCCGAGTGATTAACAATATTACCACCAGCACCAGCATTTAATGTAATATCAGTATTTTCAATAGTTGCGATTGATAGACCAGGATTTACAACTGCACGAGCAAAATTAATAATTGTATCATAAGGTATAGGAGATACACCTGCACCTACGGGGAAAGTCTTATCGGTAATGATAACCTTATTATATGTACCAGTACCAATACCAATAATTGCACTTCCAACTGAAATACCCGCACCAGCAATAATATCACCCAGTTGAAGTGTGGGTGACGGAACTACTTGAAGTTCATAAACTGCATAATTAACACCAGTAATACCATTAGTTAATCCATAACTACCAATACCAAGATTAGCATATGGTCCATATTCAAGAACTGAACTTAAATTTGCTCTTGTAATATTCGCAACAATTGAAGAAACACCAGAAATAACAGAACCAACTGGAAGATTTACAAACGAAACTCCAATCCCATTTGTGGTTGTATTTCCACGGTCGGTGACTGTATCCAGAGTATCAGCATCCAAATCACCAACTAATACAAATTCTGCTTTGTTTGTTGTTGAATTCCAAGACAGAACTTTACCATCATAAGCACCAGAATTAGTTGCAATCCCTACAACATCATCCAAATACCTTAAACGAGTTTCTCCACCACCACCAATTGTGGAGAGTTGTTGTTGAATACGAGAAAGGAAAAGTTTATAGTGCTTCTCTAAATCCTCAAGTGTTGCGAACTTTTGATCTAATGGAGTTAATGGGTCAGAATTTTTTTCATTTGATGGAATATTTAATAATCCTTCTCTAATATATTTTCTAGTATCTTGTTTAGGTTCTGAGCTAATAATATTTCTAACAACATCATTAATGTCCTTTACTTCCTCTTCTACTTCTTCAATAAGATTATCAACTAGTTCTTGTTGTTCTCCATATTCCTTACCAGTAAGTTCATGAAGTATTTTATCTACAGCATCATTTGCACCGATAAGTTGTGTAATAAATTTATCTTCTTCTTCTTTTAATTTTTTCTTATTCTTATTTGCCTCTGATATAAGGTTAAAGAAATCTGATAGATTTTCAGACATTTGATTTTATCATTATCTATGTTTTTTTATATTTATTAATGTCTCTAAGTTCTTCTGGTGGTTTCATCGGTCTGTAAAGCTGGGGCCATGTATCGTGAATAATCTCTGCGAGTTTATATGGAGTTGTTGACGAAATCATAGTAAGGACATTAGAAAGAGGAACACTCCGAAAAGTTGGAAGAACAGGAGGATGAGGAGCATAAAAAAAGGAGTCCTTGTGGAACTCCTCTATTTATTTTTTGAGTTTTATATCAACCGATTGATGGTGCTGTTAAAGCCACTTTTGTGGTTTCTGCAGATGCCAAATCTAAAGGAAAATTGTGCAATTGTGTTATCGTAGTGGTTCTTTATCCTCTACTTCTTACTGTCACCAGTAAGTTCAGACTATCTCTTCATCCTTATTTTTATTAAGGAGTCGGGCATTCGTGGGTAGATTATTGTTGGGACTCACTACCTAGTCGTTAGACCTTTCAGAAAACTTAAACCCTTTCTGACTTGGTACGGGATTGTCTCATAGAGAGTTTCCCCGTTTAACCCGATTTTACTAATGCCTATTACTAGGCAAGAACACCAACAAATCTAGCGTTCCGTTCATGTTGCACTTCAAAACCAAGATTTGCTCGGTTAAGAATATCTGCCCAAGTAGGAATTACATGTCCCTGATGGTCTAAAATACTCTGGTTAAAATTTAGTCCGTTCAAGTTCACAGAAGAAACTGCAATACCAAGAGCAGCACACCAAATACCTACAACAGGCCAAGCTGCAAGGAAGAAATGGAGTGAACGGGAATTATTAAAGGACGCATATTGGAAGATAAGACGACCGAAATACCCGTGTGCGGCTACGATATTATAAGTTTCTTCCTCTTGACCAAACTTATAACCGTAGTTTTGACTTTCGGTTTCGGTTGTTTCACGAACCAGTGATGAGGTTACGAGGGAACCCCTATTGTACCTTATTTTCATAAGGAGTGGACTATATCATCAACCTATTTTTATTAGGTTGTCGGGCACTTAAACCTGTTATTAAGGGGACTAAACCCCTCAGGTAGTCTCTGAACCTTTCTTAGATGTATCTAAGACTTGGATGCTGATTGCCGTATTACTAAACTTTTTTACAAGACCAACCGTAAGCATTTTCTCTTTCACCTTTTAGAAGAGGTGTAACTCTCTTGAAGTTTTGATTGGGAACTATTTTTTGTAGTTCTTCTAAAACTTCTCCACCAGTTTCGCAGTTTATTATACAAACTGTTTCAACTTTATTATAAGAGAAAATATACTTATCAGTAGAAGTAATAGCAACATTTTTGTTTCTATTTTTACCTCCCACTTTACCACCAATACTTCTCATTTTCATAGCATACTCAGACTTTACAGAACGAGCAGACATTTCTTTTTGATAATCAGAACTCCAAAAGTTTTTCTTGGATAATCTTAGTGCTTCGTGTGTTTTATAAGCACCTTCAACTCTAAGAAGTCTCCAACCTTCACCATCAAAACCACACATCAAGTTATATGCTGCTAAGTCATAAACTTGACCGTATACATCGTACCTTATTTTATGTGCGAGTATGTGGTCATCAAAAGATAATGAAATAAGGTTTTCTGGATTATCAAGACCACCATCGTGTTTTGGAACAATATGGTGCTCTTCAAGATAAGTATTGGGAGGATATGTTTTAGATTTACATTCCTCAATAAAAGATAAGTACTGGTTAGTCATAAAGTTTATGTTACCAGAGTTATTTATATAAGTCAAGTAACATTTTAGTAACTTAGGGTTCCAGCAGTTCACCCGATTTTCACTTACTGATTGCTCAGCAAGGGCACAGTTCCCTATGCATTGCGGAGAAAAGACTTCCTCCAAATACACCAGCAACACCTAACATATGAAACGGATTCATAAGAATATTGTGTTCTGCGGAAAATACAAGCATATAATTAAAGGTTCCAGAAATCCCAAGAGGCATTCCATCAGAGAAGGAACCTTGTCCGATTGGATAGATGAGAAATACTGCGGTTGCAGCAGCTGCAGGTGCAGTAAAGGCAACAAAAATCCAAGGACGCATTCCAAGACGATAGGAAAGTTCCCATTCTCTACCAGCATAGCACCACACACCAATAAGGAAGTGGAAAACAATAAACTGGTATGGCCCACCATTATAGAGCCATTCATCAAGGGAAGCAGCATCCCAGATTGCGTAAAAATGCAAACCGATAGCATTAGAAGAAGGAACAACGGCACCAGAGATGATGTTATTTCCCCACATTAAAGACCCAGCAACGGGTTCTCTAATACCATCAATGTCCACACTTGGGGCACCAATAAATGCAATAATAAACATTGTGGTTGCGGCAAGCAATGTTGGAATACATAGCAAACCAAACCAACCGACATAAAGACGGTTATTAGTAGAAGTAACCCACTGGCAAAAAGATTCCCAGAGGTTAGTAGAATTGCGTGTAGCAATAGTAGCAGTCATTTTCGTAAAAGGGTAAGTATGATTCAGGGGGAACTGAACAAGTACAGTATGTCCTACACCACCCTCCAGTGTAGGTATGAGAGATGCTTTACTTCTGATGATCTCGGTTACAGAAGGTTAAGAAATGTTAAATTCCTTAAGACCTATTTATCATAGCACTGGGTGCCGATGGTGTCAAGGCATAAAAAAGTCCCCTTTCGGGGACCATAAATCATTCTGCTTCTGCCGTAGTTTCTTCTGTTTCTGGTAGTGGAATTTCTTCGGGTTCTGGTTCTGGAAGAATTACACCTGTTTGTGTAAGATACTCAATTGCACCTTGTACTTTCAAAAATAGTTCTCTTTTTACTGTATCCTTATTTTGCAGTCCTTCCATTTCAAGGGATAGGTCTTGTGCTTGCTTCACAAGATTTGCAAGATGTTCTTGTTGTTCGGTCATAAAAAATTAATCAATTCGACTTATTTATATTATATCACAAGTAGTCAAATATGAAAAGTAGTATCCATAAATACTAATAGTCCTATTAAACATAGAAAAATGAAAAGACTTCTATTAGCCTTTTCGTTATTCTTAACGACTCCTGTTTTTGCAGGTGAAATTACATCAAGAATCACTGATTCCGTTCAATTAACAGTACAGGGTGCAGCGGTACAAACAGAAAGAATTGGTAGTTCCTACGCAGTTTCGGGAACTAATATTGGTGTTTCAGCATTAGGTGGATTGACTGGTGGCACATCAAGTGCAGCAGCAACGATGAGTGCTGGTACTTATACAATCAATAATGATGGTCAGGCATTCACATTTGGTGAATCACTAACTGTTGGGGACAGCACTGTCACCTCACAGACAGTCTCTAATGGTGCAATTACATCACCAACTCTGTATGGTAAAAATACCACACAGACAGCAGGCGAGAAAGGTACTCTTGCGGGTACGATTGATACAACTACTGGTGCTCTTACAGTTACTGGTGGTGGTGCAGGAACCACTGCAATCGGTCAGCGTAGTGTAGAACTGAGCGTATTCAAATGAGACATATCCTAGCAGGCATTTGTCTGCTAGGGTTTTCCTTACCATCCCTAGCGGCGCCAGTCACACCAAACTTTACTAGTGGTACTGTAACTTCTCATACTGAATCCACAACAACAGTAAATGAAGTCATTAGACAACAAGATTTCCAAACTGGATTTAGTTATACAGTTACTGGAACAAATATTAGTATTCCGGGAACTCCAACTCTTGGAACAGAATATACTATTGTAAATCAAGGACAACCATTTCAGTTTTCAGAAACTTATATGGGTCCCGGATTGATTAAAGATACGACGGTACAAAGAACCACAACAATCCAATCTGTTACAGATTCGATGTCAGTATTTACCCAGTAAGATGAAATGCCTAAAAATAATCCTTGCCCTAAGTGTCTTTGTTCTCCCTGTGTATGCAGAGGGGGATACCCCTGTAACTGCAATTGCAAATCCTCAGGCAACATCAACAGGAAGTGTAACAAACCAGGCAGTACAGGTGCTACAGGGTCCATATGTGACCAACTCATACGGTGGTGGAGTAAGTTGTCAGGGTCCAACCTTTAATCTTACTCCCTTTATGACCACATCTAAAAGTGGTTCAAGACCTTTTGAAGCATTTGCTGATATTGATAATGATATAACAACAGGTATTAATGGATTAGAAAGAACGGGTCAGAAAGATAATTTTGCAAATAACTTTGGTCTATCAGCAACTTTATCATTTCCTTTAGATGGTGGATTGCAGGAAAGATGTAAGACTGCAGCAGATACTTGGACTGCTAGACAAAGAGCAGAGGCGGATAAGGCGAGACTTGATGCAGCACTTGTAAGATTAAAAATTTGTGGAGAACAAATAAAACAAGGAGTATTTTTTAGTCCAAGTAGTCCTTTTGGAAACTTGTGCGCTGATATTATAACTGTTGCCCCAAATGGAAAGTGGGTAAGTGGTATTGGTAAAATGATGGAACCTACAAAATAAAATTTTAATCCTTCTTCTCCTTACGCAAAGATATGTGCGGATGTTGTTGTGATTCAGCAAAAACCTGCTTCTGGCGTAATTTCTCAGCCTTTTGTTCCTTCTTCAAAAGTTTCAAAGTCTTCTTATCCAGTTCCAAAGCAAACATCATCTGAGTCTCGTAAGGCGTCAGATCTCGGTTCATCAATTGCTTTGCCCTCACAAACACCTGCTGAACAATAGGTTTCATCTTTCCTACCATCCATTCCACCACAGATTTGCCAATAAGAGCCGCAGCAACACTAGCAGTAGCAGTGGTGCCAGCAAGAATAACTTGTTCTTTAGGTGGAACTGGAACTGGTCCAACAAAGGGAACTTGAATTTCTGGGACACCTAGATTACTTTGCGGTGGTACAATCGTTTGTGGTTCTTGTTGTGGAACTACAGGTATTGGTGGTATAAATGGTTTTGTATCTGGAAGTGCTCTGGGTTTGTCTTGTAGTTCTTCTTCTTTCTTTGGTTCCTGTTGAGCATTTATCATTTTCCTAAACTCTTCAGTTGTAGGAGCATCAATCGGTTCATAACTTGGAATGCCATCCGTAGGAACATCAACAACTGGTATTGGTAATTTCCTATTAATTGGTACAAGAATAGGTGGAGGTTCCAGATTACGAATAACTGGAACCTCCACCTTTGGTATTTCTATATTATTTGATCTTATATCAGGAATTTCTGGTACGTTTGGCATCAGAATGGTAGTTTAAACTTTGAAGTATTAAGTTTTGGGATGGGCAGTTTTTCCAATGCTTTACTAACTTGCTTCTCCACAACAGCACCCACAAAATCTTCTGGGTTGTTGAGAATTACTTCTGCTTTCTTATAGGTCACATAAGCACCCACACAAAGTGCTCCACTAATGAGAAGACTTGTTGCCGATAGAATTAGTGCTAATTGTTTCATATTTTGTCTCCAAATATGCCAGTCGTAGTATATAGTAAATACACCACATAGTAAAAATTAAACCTGCTCCAATAATTATACAAACACCCCAAGGAAACTCAGTCATTCTCTTCCTTCCTCTCTGTGAATAAAAACTTTCAAATCATTAACATACTTTCTTAGTATCTGTGCCTGTTCCTCATGCCAAAAATCACCCGTCTCCAAATGAAGGCGGGTGTGGTTATCTATGGCTTTAAGTATTTGATGTATTGGAGCATTCCAACACTCACGAGATTTTGTATTGAAGGTGCGAGACATTATTTTATACCTTCTTTTTATATTTATTCTATTCTAAGTCTTTTATTGGTATTAATATTTCTTGATTTTTGGTATCTTGATAATGACCCAGAATTAGTTATAAATCCAGTTTCTAAACACATCCATTTTTGTGAATTAGTTTTTTTAACATTTTCTCTTAATTTTTCCACAGTCAATCCACAAATACCTGTTTTGTTTTCTTTATTTGATAAACCACCTTTTTTGCCTGCTTCACTCAACTGTTCTGTAGATAATCCATGAATTCCAATCTTAAGGTCTTTTGTTTTTAATCCTGATTTTATACCATTCAACTTTCTCTGTTCATATGTCATTCCAAATACTCCTTTATTATTTTCTTTCTGCCATTTGGAACTTTTTAATCCATTTGCTTTTCTCTGTTCATATGTCATTCCACATACACCTATACCAAGTTTTTTATATTTTTCTCCAGTTTCCCTACTTATTTTTAAAGAAAAATTACCTCCACAATTTTCATTCAAACACCATTTATCAGTATTATAAAATGGTTTGATTAATTGTTTTTCAACTTTTTGCGATTCTATCCAACCTTCATCGGTGAAGTCAAAAAATTGAAGTATTTGTTTCTTTGGAGTATAAAATTCCCAACACCATTTATTAGTATATGGTGAACCCATATAATATTCATCAAACTTCTTTTCCTTATGAACTCCATAGTAATAATATGGAACTTCTTCAAAAGTAATCTTATAGGTATATACCCTTAGTTGATTATTCATACCACTCTAACTATTCGCATTATTATTTATAAAGGAGAGTATTTCTACTCCCCCATCCTGAAAAGTGCGAATAGCCAGGCACTAATATTTATTACTTTTTCTTTCCACCGTTCTTTGCTTTCTTTGCTGTAGCATTCCCCTGATTCTGTTTAGAACCATTGGAACCTTTCTTACCTTTGTTTGATGATTTTGCCATTATACTCCACCTGTGCGTGGTTGAACTTGACCTTCCAGAACCTCAACTCTTTCTTCAAGAGATACTGATGTTTCATCAATTGTTGAAACATGTGGTTCTGGAGGTGCTTCTACAACTGTCTCAGTTCTTGGAAGTTCCTTTTTTTCATCGTCATCATCACCACCTTTCTTCATTGTATTAATACCAAAAGTGGCAGCAGAAGCAGTGAATACTGTAGCAATGAATGTGGGATCCATTTTAGCAAACATACCAGCATAACTTGCGGTAAGTAGTGCGGCAGACCAACTCAAAATCACAACACGAATTAATTGACCCATACCATTTTCCTTTTTGTTGTTCATTTTCGTTAGTTTAATAGGTTAACCTTTTTTCCAAGATTCACCTTCTGCTTTTCTTCTACGAGCAAGTCCTGCTTCTACATTAGATCCAGGATTGCGGTAGAGGTATAAAGCATCTGGAACTTTGTCCCATTCTTTATTCTTCAGTGTGCGTGTGATAGTATTAAAATTGTCGCCGCCATAAAAACCAGCGCCAAGATTATAAGCAAAGGAGAGAAGTGCTCCTCTTTTGCCGTCAGACATTTGACCCCAATGTGGGATCTTACGAAGTGATGGAAGAAACTGGTTCTTACATTGAGTAATCAACAGTTCATCTGCTTCCTGCTGAGTGATAGTGTCACCCATATGGAATGGTGATCCATCCTTCTTACGAGTAGTTCCCCAACCTATGGTGATTGGAAGACCACCTGAGAGAGGATCTGGATATGCTTTAAGATGGCATCCTTCAAACTCTTTAATGAGTTTTAGACCAGTCATAGGCAGGTCATCACCACCTGCTACAGGAGCAGTAGAAGTTGGTGCAGATGCTGCTACAGCACTATTCTCTTTTCCTCTATAAATTTCTGCCCAATCAATATTATCCTCAAGATACTTAACAGGTAAGTTATCTTCCAACCATTGAACTGCTTTAATATGATTTGGGTTCTTCTCGTCATAAAACTTGAAGAAGTTGTGTAAATCGATACGTGCCATTAGTTTTCTCCTTAGGTATCAATCGAAAATGCGTCCCCATCCATCGGACCCGCTAGGTGACCAACGATGCTTAAGAACTGCTTTGGTATAAACGGTCTTCTTACCGTTTGTTACTGGTCCAGTATAGTTGTCGTTCAATGAACCATAAGGATCATTGACATAGTATCCTTTACCATCTGGTGTCTTACCGATGACTACACACATGTGCCCACCAGTAGGTGAAGAAAGAGAACCACGGTGAAGAATACCAATAACGACAGGTTTGCCAGCATCCAAACTTTTATCAATATCAGAGAAAGAAAGATTGTAACTAAAGTGTGACTTAACACCATAACCTTGTAGAACCTTGGTTTGAACTGAGTGGTCAGTTGTATCACCAATTGCGAATACTTTTTTGACATACTCATCATCACCTTTTATGCTTCCTGGTTTGAGGAAAGCAAGGCACATAGCACACGATGAAGAGTTGCAAGTTCTATGTGCATCTCTATAATTATCTACTTGGTTAAAGTAAGGAACTGCCAACACTGATGGAGTTGGTGGTTTTGTTCTAAACATTCCTATCCACTCGGTTTCAGAATCATCCATAAATTCAGCAGGAAGGTTATCCTCTAACCATTGAACTGCTGCTACGTGATTTGAATTCTTATCATCATAAAATTTAAAAAAGTTATGAAGATCCAGTGACATTTTACCTCATATGTAACACTATCCTATTTAGATGATGCTGCTTTTATCAACAAAGCAACAATAGAAATTGAAAAATAAACTTGAAAAATATGATAAATCATCCAAATAAAAAAATCCCCACTCATATTTAGAGTGGGGATAGTTATGATTACTTATTTGTGTTAGTGTTTTAAAACACGCCAGGAACTAGTTGCCCAGTGGTGAGATAGGTTCCGACTGCGATTACGAAACCAAGCATAGACAAAAGCCCATTCAATCTTTCACTCTGTTTATTCCATCCAAAGTTTTTCATAATAGTTTCTCCTGTAATAATTGTTTAAAGTTGTAAGCGATTTTTTCTAATTCTTCAATAGTAGCATCATTTTTAATTTGATTTGCTCTATGAGAAATAACCCAAGTATTTTCTTTTGTATATCCTTTTTTAGAATCAATTCTATCTAAAGATGGAGCATCGCTATGATGTTCTCGTGTTGAATGTATTTTAATTGGAATATCTAAAAGTGGGCACATTTTTGGAATAATTATATCTTCATAGAGAAGACTAAAATCCCATCCTTTTTTTTCTGATCTATCTTTTGCAGATTTCCACATACGGTATTCTATTGTATGTGACAGTCCACCAGCCTTTTTGCGAATGCATCCACAAGATTTTACTTTATTGTGAAATAAATCAGAAGGTTCTCTTCTGATTTCTCCACCACATTCACATTTACATACACAAATTTTTCTTTTTCTTTTATCTTTCTGTCTATCAAATTTAATAACAGTAAGCATATTGAATTTGTCACCTATTTTAATATTTAACATATTTTCCTATAATAGTATACTATTATTTAGTATTATAGGATTTTTCAATAAGTTTCTGAAAGTTGATTGATAGAATGTGCAAGAAGCACAAAGAAGGCAATGCTTGTGACGGTAAAGATTGCTTCACTCATCATAGCACACCGAAAAAGAGGTGTCCAGTAGTTGCATAAGATACGATTGCTGCAACAAATCCTAGCATTGCAAATTTTCCATTTAAAAGTTCAGCACGTTCGGCATAAGTTTTAATTCCATATTTGATTGCATCTTCATCAGAAATATAAACTTTTGGCTCAAGTGCCCACATATTATTTTGCCCGCGATCATTGGTTGTTACAGTCATTTTCGTTTTATGAAGTTTTACTACACAATTATATAGGAAATATTAAGACTTGTCAACTGTTACTTTGTTCTGGTTCTGGAGGATTTTCTGTCATCCGTCCAAGATAAGGATCATAATCCATCAATTCACGAATATTCATTTTTGCTCCGTTTTGAGACCAAAAATCAACTAGACCATCATGACTTGATTTGTGAAAAATGTCAATGTGTTCGGGATGAATAGAAGACCCTAAAGCAATTTTATAAAGGAATATTGGAATAGAAAAAGTATTTCCAGAATTATAAATCAAATCGTCTGCAACCGCTCTAGGTTTAGATCCATTATCAAGTTTATATTTTTCATTACGTATATGAAATTTAAGCAGTTTTTCCGCGTGATGACGAGTAATCATATAAGCTGCAGTTGAAAAATCATTTACAAATCTACGATGTAGTTTAACATGCAATGGACCTGTACAAATAATTGCAAGTTGAATGACATCATAATCATAAGGAACAAGTGATTGAAAGTCTTTCCAAGTAAAATCCCAATATCTTGCAATTTGCAAATCAACATCATCTTCCATAAAGATAGCACATTGTGAATCTGATGTTTCAATCCAATGTTTAATTGCTTTTAAATGAGAAGTAGTGCATCCAATTTCACTAGAGGTCATATTATCTGGATATCTTCCAGAAATAATATCACTCAAATCATCTGTTCTGCCATCATATGCAGAAATTCTAGTATAATTTCCAATTTCCCAATATTTAAATTGTTCTTCCATATATTGTTTTCTTTCTGGTTGTCCATCAAGATTCAAATAATAAATTGGAGGAATATTATTAAGTTTATATACAGATTTATTTTTATCCATTAAATTTTTGTATGACTTTTTTTACAGATGGAATATAGTAAGTTTCAATTTGCTTTTTCCAAGCAAATTCTTTTGCATATTCTACTATTTCATTTCTTTTTTGTAAAGATATAG